CGACCAAAATTTGAAGCAGATATTGAGTGGAAAGAGAAAGAACCGGTAAGAGACAATGATGGAAACAGACTCTATGATGCTGGCTAAATAGTTTTATTTAAGTTTAGAAAGGAGGAAGAAATGAACGCACAACAGACAAGGTTAGAGTCATACATCACTCGCCCACAGAAAACGAGAAAGCAACAGATACTTGAAATCTTGGGTGATCGTGAAATGACTGCCCGAATGATACTCAAACGAATGAAGCACTCCGATATGAACTTTGTCCGGCCAAGACTGACCGAAATGGTGAAAGACGGAATACTTGAAATATGCGGTAGTGCCTTTGACAAGGAAACCGATAAAAACACAGTTATTTACAGGAGGAAGAAATGAGCGATATATATCAAAAGTTGAACAAAATTCAAACCGAACTGAAAGCTCCAAAGGGGCAATTCAATGATTTCGGAAAATACAAATACCGAAGTTGCGAGGATATTGTCGAATCGCTGAAACCGTTATTAGCGGAACATGGACTTGTAATTCTATTATCTGACGAGATTGTAAACATTGGGTCGAGGTTTTATGTCAAAGCAACGGTTACTTTAACAGACGGAGAAGCGAACATTTTTAATACCGCATACGCAAGAGAAGATGAAATGAAGAAAGGTATGGATGGTAGTCAGGTTACAGGAGCGTCCAGCTCTTATGCTCGTAAATATGCCTTGAACGGACTTTTGGCGATTGATGATACCAAAGATGCTGATGCAACAAACACGCATGATAAAGACGATAAACCCACAAAAAAACCCGAACCCAAAGAAGAAAAAATAGCACCCGAAACGGTTAAAAACATTACTGCACTGATAACAGTTAGCGATTCAGACGTCAATGCTTTATTGAAATATTACGGAGTTAAAGATTTAAGCGAAATGACCCAAACCCAAGGAGAGGATTGCAAACGCAAACTGAACACAAAATTAGACAAAATGGAAAACGAAAAAGAAGAATATCAGCAATTAGACGATGTTCCGTTACAGATGGTATTCGAGTAGGAGGGCGAAATGAAGATAACCAATACAAACAACTTGCCGACACCTTTCGTAAGTGCAGTAAGTCAAGAATATACTTTTGAACCAAACGAGTATCGAGTTACTTCTTTATTGAAAGGAATTAGGGAAACCATATTAGAACGAAGGCACTCGGATGAAATCGAACAAGATGTATCTGATATGTTATGGCTTGTTTTAGGTTCTGCGGTGCATGGGATTTTGGAAAATGCACAAGAAAATGATTGCGAGATAAAAGAAGAACGGTTGAAGGTTGATATTAACGGTTACATTTTATCGGGACAATTTGACCTTTATAACGGAGAAACGGAAACGATCACCGATTACAAGACCGCTTCCGTCTGGAAAATAATGTTTGCCAATTATGAAGATTGGCAAAGGCAACTATTGATTTACGGTTATATGTTACGGAAAATCGGGCTCAATGTCAAGCATGGTGAAATTATCGCCATGCTAAAAGACCACAATAAACGAGATTCCAAGTATAAAGAAGGCTACCCCAAATTTCCGGTTGAACGTATCACTTTTAATTTTTCTGATAAAGATTTTGAAGAAATAAAGGATTGGCTCCATAAGAAATTTAGCGATATTGAATACTGCGAGTCATTGAAAGATGATGAACTTCCAATTTGCACAATGGAGGAACGATACAATTCAGGCAACAAATATGCGGTGATGAAGAAAGGAAGAAAAACCGCATTAAGAGTGTTGGATAGTAGAGAGTCTGCCGAAGAATGGATGGGTTCAAATGGTGGGGATTTAATCGAAGAAAGACTTGGAGAAGATAAGAAATGCGTTGATTATTGCAAGGCGGCGGCTTTCTGTTCTTATGCAAAAGAAAGGGGTTATGTATGAAACTTTTCTGCCCGAACTGTGGCTACAACGTGGAAACGGTTCTCCGCATGACTTCCAATGCCACGAGGTACACTCCTGCTGAATATGAGGAATGTTGCCCCGAGTGTGGACTGTCCGAAGATAAGATGGGGGAAGCCGAAAGTTACGAAGGAGAATACGATGAAGTCGATAATCCAAAGTGAGAAGGAATGTTGGGTGTGCGGCTCAACCCGGCACCTCGAACTACATCACTGCTTCGGTGCCTCTAACCGTAAAATGTCCGAAAAGTTTGGACTTACGATTTGGCTTTGTCTGGAACACCACAGAGGTAATACCGGGGTTCATTTTAACCCGGAATTAGCCGATATGGTTCACCGACACGCACAAATGGTATTCGAGAAAGAACACAGCAGGGAAGCATTTATGGGGTTCTTTGGTAAGAATTATTTGGAGTAAGCCTATGAAACTACAAGTAAAAGCAATAAATATAATGTACGATGCCTACCGCAACATTGTACTAAATCTAACCATTGACCCTCGTCATGCGGAAGCGGTTGCCGAACTCAACAACGAAATCCAATACGATGTGGAAATCAAAAAGCACACCGAGAAACGCTCCCTTGATGCCAACGCTTATTATCAAGTATTGCTCGATGCGTTAAAGGACGTTTTGAAAGTTGATCGTGATAAACTGCATCGTGAACTACTTCGCAGATACGGACAAACTGCAACCGATAGTAACGGAAACAAGCTGATATACTCGATTCTTTCCGAGGTTGACGGTTCAACGGTGGCGAAATATTGTGAAATAGTTGGACATGGCGAGGTCAACGGAAAGGCATTTACACATTGGCGAGTTCTAAAAGGTAGTAGCGAAATGGACACGAGGGAGTTTTCGATTTTACTGGAAGGATTGATTGACGATTGCCACGACCAAGGCATCGACACAATGACCCCTGCGGAGCTGGCGAAACTTAAAGGTTACACCGCAAGATAGTGAAAGGAGAAGAAATGAAATACATAATACCGTACATTCCCCAGTCTGACAATCATTACAAAGGCAGACAGAATGTATGGGAGTACCGGAACGATAAAAAACTATGGCTTGAACTGGGGCAAGTCTACATTAGACCAAGACCCAAGGAGCCTTACAAGAAAGCAGTTGTAACAATTAAGTATTTTTTCAAGACGAAGGCAAGACATGATCCCGACAACTACTCCGGAAAATTCATCATGGACTGCCTAACTGAGTACGGAGTAATTCAAGATGATAGTTTTGATTGTGTGAAGTTAATTATTGAGGGCGGGTATGACAAGAACAACCCAAGGACAGAAGTGGAGGTAATAAGTGGAGATACGGATTAAAGATTACACAATATATTCCGACAAAATGTGTTTGTGGATAACTGAAAGGCGATATTTCAAGAACAAGCAAGGTGAAATTTTAATTAAAGAGGACAAGGTTGGTGGATATTCCCCAAATTTTGAAACATTGTTAACGAGTTTCGTCAACAATAAATCGATGGGTTCGGGTGCGATAGAAGTCGAGGAATTTCTACAAGACTTAACCAAAATTGAAAAGGATTTAATGGATATTGCAAGAGAAATCGGAAAGAAGGTGGACAGGAATGTTAAAAAGTGAATTTACGGGCGAGGTAATGGTATTTGCAAGGGAACACAATGGTAGGATATTTTACAATATTGGACTTTCCAAGAAGAAACAAGATGGAGAATATCTAAACGGATATATGCCTGCCAGTTTCCGAAAAGGTGTAGAAATTCCCAACAAAACGAAAATTGACATTAAAAAAGCATGGCTTGATTTTTACATAAACAAGGATAAACAAACCGTAATAGGGATATTTGTTTCGGAGTTTGAAACGGAGAGCCAAGAGCCGGAAGTACCCGAAGGATTCCAACAGTTGGACGATGAAGATATACCTTTTTAGGAGGAGAAAGTTCTCCCTTTTATGGGGGAGATTTTGTTTGATTTTAAAGAGTTATTATTAAAAGAGTAAGGGGGGCAAACGATGTCGGATGTGAAATGGATAAAAATTTTAACAGATGTTTTTGACGATGAAAAGATTTTACTGATTGAACAATTGCCCGAGGGCGACAGCATTATAGTGATATGGTTCAAATTGTTATGTTTGGCAGGGAAGCAAAACAATTCGGGAGTGTTCCAAATGGCGAATGGGATTGCTTATACTGATAAGATGTTGGCAAGTATATTCCGCAGAAAAGAGTCAACGGTACAACTTGCACTTGCGACTTTTGAACAGTTTGGTATGGTGGAAATTATAGATGGAACGGTTACGATACCGAATTGGGGGAAGCACCAAAGTATTGAACGAATAGAGGCACGGAGAGAGTATCAAAGGGAGTATATGAAAGAGTATCGAGAGAAGCAAAAACAGTTAGTTGATAGTAAAAGTTTACGTAAATGTTTACGTAATGATTTATGTAAACAGGATGTTAACCCCATAGAGAAGATAAGAACAGAAGAGATAAGAGAAGATAAGATAAGAAAAGAAAAGAAAGAGAAAAAACATTTATATGGTGAGTTTGAAAATGTGAAACTCACTATCGAAGAATATGAAAAAATTATCGAGAAATTCCCACATGACTATCAAGACCGAATTGAAGATTTATCTATCTATATGGACTCAAAGGGTAAAACTTATAAGAACCATTATGCAACAATTTTGAATTGGAGCCGAATGGAAGAAAAAGGGAAAAGGTCAAGTAATCCATTTAAGGAGGTGTACTTACAGGAGGAGAAAAATGAACAGAAAAGAAACAGCCTACTTAATGGCGGTAATCAAAACAGCTTACCCCGAATACTACCGCCAGTCGAGTGACATTGAAGATGCAATTAACTTATGGCACGAAATGTTTCGGCAAGATGATAGTATTCTAATCGGCGAAGCGGTGAAACGGTTCATTAAGCAAGACGATAAAGGGTTTCCGCCAAAAATAGGGCAGATAAACAATTTAGCGAGGGACATAAAAGCCGAACAACGGAGAGAGCAGGAGATGGAACGAACAAGGTTAGAGTTAGAGAGACCCAAAAGGGAGATTACCGAAGAAGAAAAACAATACCAAGAAAAGGTTCTTGCTAAAATGAGAGCATTTTTGAATGGTTGAGGATTGAAGATGAAATAATGGATGATTGCAGCATAGCTTGTTGGCTAAATCTGCAAGATTAGTTGGAGTTAATTCTCCAGAGAGGAAACGAAATGAAAAAAATACTAAGAAAGTTTGCTAAAGCAATAGAAAATCATAAATCCATAGGAAATTTAACGATATTCGGTGATAATGCAATGCACTTTGGCTGTCATTATTGGACTAAAAAGTATGGTTATATCTGTTTTAGATTACCTGTCTTTTGTGGGATAACAGACAAGATATTGTATGGTGACAAGCTGTATTGGAAACCGTTGTACTTATATTTCAGCCCTAATGCTACACCTTGGGGAGCGACATTTATGATAGGTGGCAGATTTACTAAACTTGAAAAATTAAAAGCCAAAGAACGCAAGATAAGACTTGGACACAATTTTCAGTATGATTCAGAAAAAGAGGATTACAACTATCAAATTCTGCATCAGATAAACAATTATTAAAGCTACGAGTCAGAACTTAGTTTTATTTAAGTTTGTAAGGGAGAACTGTAATGAGATTGATAGATGCAGATGCACTACTTAGCGATAGGGAGGTTT